CTACTTTGGCTTCTATCTCTTCCCTGGTCATCGAGCTGAGAAGCAGTTCCACTATATGGCAGAGTTTGATTTGTCTCCTTCGCCTCTGCTGCTGCCTGCTCCCCTTGTGGAGGGCGATTCTCCTGAGTGTGGCCTTGCGTGTCTTTTTCGCCATGCTGACCTTTCTCCGCTACGCTGAAACTGCCACCTTCACCGGCAGTGCTGCCTCGATCGAGTTGGCTACGGTCTGCGCCGACAACTTCTTCAGTCTGATGTAGCGTGCCGTCGCCCTCACTCGGGTCCGGCCTCGATCGCTCATCATCTGTTTCATTGCTTTGCGTATGCGTCTCTTGTTTAGCATCGTCCTTCTCTCCTGATGGTGGTACTGGCGTACCGAGTTTGAATGGGATGCGCTCATCGCCGATGCAGAGCCACACGGTATCGAACTGGAGTTCCAGTGGTGGCATGGCCTTCAAAGGGAGAGCAGCGTGTTGATCAATGTAGGCGAGGGTAATATGCGGAGTATACCCGTGATTGTCGGCAATGAAATAACCAGCCTGGTCCAGCGCTGCTACCAGCTCAGCGCGGAACTCAGCGAGACCCGGAACATCCACCAGGGCCAGCACTGGCGTCGTGTCGGTCTCGGCTGGAGCAAAGCGGCCAATGCCAGCAACGCGACCAGCAAGAGGCGAGGCAGTCGAGGCGATCGCGCTCACGATGCGCACCATTGGCTCTCGCATCGTATCAGGTTGATAGCGTCCATCGGTCTCTGGATCATCCATGTCACCGAGGTAGGCCAGCGTGATATGCAGTTCGCTCGCTGGTTCGCCGCCAACGATCGCAAGGCGCTGCGCTGTCGCATCGTCGAGCATCAAGGCCAACATCATACCGGTGTGATGTTGCAAAATCTCAGGGCGATCTTCACTCATAGCCATGTCGCGCTCGAAATCGTCGATGAACGCATTGAGGATGTCTGAGGTGAGCTTGTTCTGGCTCTCTTCTTCCTTCTCAGGATCACGCACTGATTTCTCGTCGCCGCCTGCATTCTCCCCAGGAACATCGCCATTGTTCCCACGATCTGGCTGCTCTTTGGCCTGCTTCGCCTTGATTTCGGCCAGATCGGCGGCGGCGGTGGCCTGGCGCTCGGCGATCTGCGCGGCCTGGCGCTGCTCTTCTTCAAGATCCTTGAGACGTGGAACCGGCACAACATCCCGGCTCACCACAATCACTGGCACCTGTCCAGCGCCATCAGGATACGCATCTCTGCCTTCTTCTGCGCGAACCTCATCGATGAGCCGTGTGCCGTTGCGAACGCGCATGTCTGCCACTTTTGCCAGTGACTCATCATCGCGGAAATCGGCATAGCGGGACGACACATACCAGTCAGACCAGTGCGGAGCGATCAGGCGATAGTTGAACTTCTCAAAGAACCGACGGCGGCGTGGATCGCATGCAATGTACTGCAAAATCTTGCGTTGACTGTCACTCATATCAGTGAGCCGGTTGCCGGTTTCGGAAATGCAGGCAATAGCAGGCGGGACATGGAAGTTCGCGAGGACAATGGCCTGCATGCGATCCAGGCCCCGATCAAAATCGATATCGATAGAGCCTTTGCCTGCCGGCACAATCTTTGCATTCCCCCAGGTGACCACGGGGGTTTGAGCGTTCTTCTCCCCAGTGAAGTTGGCCCGCCACCAGGTGAGAAAGCGATCGGCTTCGTCCTGGTCGGCGATCCCTTCAATGGAGTAGGGAAACTTTGCGCCCTTCTGGAAGAACGTCGTTGACCAGTTCGTCATTTTTTTGTCCAACAAGATCGCATCCTGGATGCCTTCTAATGGCGAGAACGGGTCCACTTTGGCACGCTTATGGGGATTCCACCAGCGAATAATGGTCTTCGGATCGAGATAGTTGACCTGGCTGGTCGAGGTCAATTGCTGCTTATATCGCAACACACGGCCATATTTGTCATGCTCCGTGTCCATCGTGAGGCAGTCAATCGGGAACAACTGATACGGCTTGCCGTCCTTCATCGTAAATTCTGTGAAGGCTTCGCCGAAGATGTCTTGATCGGAAATCTGATCGTAGACCAGTTGATCAAAGTCCCACTCCTCGTTGATCTGCCGCAGAAAAGCATCGATCTCGTCGCGTTGCTTCTCATCAGGGTTCTCGACGCCAACGCGTGGCTCGATAGTGTAGCCGCCAGAGGTGATGTAGAGGGCGATACTATCAATGCAGTTCGATGCCCAGGGGTTGGCAATGAAGATGCTGAGCAGTGTTTCCTTGCGCTCACGAGGCGTCATGCCGAGCCAGTTCTGCGGCGCGACATTAAAGCCATAGGCCCGACCTTCATCCCATGCCAGCGAGACGGCTTGCGGGTTCTTCGATGACGCAGCGGCCTCGGTCATGATGTGGGAGTCAAAAATAAGCGAGGTACGCCCGCGTGCTTCAGCGAGTGCCTGTTGTTCTGCAATGGCCTCAGTAGGAGGCACAGCAATAAGCTGAGTAGAACCACCATAGAGCAAGCGTTCTACCCATTTCCACATTGCCATAGTCTGCGCCTCCTTTCCGTGTTACTTACAAAATATCAGTACTATCCATTCCTTAATACCACTCTGTCTGTCCGGCTAACTCCTCCCAACTGGAGGGAGGAATTGTCTCTTTGTCCTTGTCATCGTCAGCGGTGAGCAGAACGCCACCACCTTCGCCATCCGGTATCATCAGCTTCGTGATACCCCATACCACCGCGTCCAATCTGTCCGGCGACCGTTCGCCAGGCACCCAGTTGCATTGTTGAAACTCCAGATCCGGCAACACCCCCACATGATGCGCATGCTGATTCTTATAGATAGTTGAGACCGGCTCGGCCCGGATCATCTTGCCTCGGCTAGCTCGGATCGCTTCGTATGGGATATGCCCCATCCCGGCCAGCTTCGCCGCCATCTTGATCGTATGGCCCACCATGTCGCCACCATTGTTCACCTCGCCAACAATCAGATCAGCTTGATGTTTGCTATAGGCGGCCAGTGAGGCGCTAGCCCATTCATCGGGCGTGCCAACGGTACTATAGTCGGCCAAGACATACGCGTGATCATCAATGCCCAGACCAACCACCACAATGCCGCATTCCGCTGGGTTGTCACTGGTCTCCGGTGAACTTGCCGGTGGATCAACGGCGACGACGATGCGCTTGAGAGATGGATACTTAACAACGCGGCCATCATCGATCCATTTGCGCTTCCACAGCGCACCATCGATGTCATCAACAACCTCGCCATCGATCTCCTGCAATCCCAGCCTGGTCCCCGCGTACCGTCGCTCGATCTCACGGATGAAGCGAGGAGCAAGATGGTCGCGGTTGTCGTACATCTTGCCGTTGGTAACAACGGTACTCGGATCAGCGAGCAGTTCCTTGACCGCTTTCGTATTGCGTGGGGTCGTGGTGACAATGCATTGCGGCTCGACTCCGGGCGCTGGTGCAATACGTAGCCCGAATGAGAGTTGATCCCACGCATCATCGTACTGCCAGGCGGCCCGCTCATCAGCCCAGGCGAAACTGTGTTGCGGCCCGCGCAACTGGTCAGGCTCGTCAGCGCTGTACGTCGTAGCGTATGAGCCGTTGGGCCAGACGAGTTTGCGAAGCGACGGCTTATACTCAGGCTTGAACCAGGGCGGCGAGATCGACATGATGCCGCTGAGGCCATTGACCATGACATCGCGGACATCGGCGACGGTGCGTCCTACGAGTGCGATGTGGCAGCCAGGATATTGCTGCGCCTTTTCAATGACCCATTCAGCGCCCGTGCGAGTCTTACCCCAACCACGACCCGCTTTGACTACCCAGGTAGACCAGTTACCCGGCGGCGCAAGTTGACTCTCACGCGCCCACGCGGTCCAGGTGTATTTCAGCCGCCACGCTTTGGCCGGGCTGCATTTTTTAATGTACTCGTGCTTGCGCCGCTTCGACCAGGAAGCAAACAAGCGAAAGAATCGGATTTCCTGCTCAGGCGTTCGTGTCTGCGCTGTCTTCATGGCTTAACGACGCAGCCAGATCTGCCAAGAGTTCAGCTTTGGCCTGCTCAGCAAGGTCCGCCAACTGCGTGTTGATGTTGACCTGTGGCTTGTCTTTGTACTCTGGCAAATTTGCTTTTGCGTAGGCCAGAGCGAGCGAATCACTCCACTTACGCACCATAACCTTGTCACCTTGCTGAAATACTGGCCGCCCTCGCTCATAGACCTGGTTGCCCTCGTTATCAAGCTTTGGCACTTGTTCATAGACCACCTGGCCCATAGAGATCATTGGCTCATCCCACCCGATGATGCCCCGGCGATAGATCGAACTACGTGCCACATCCCGTGTCCGTTCTACTGCCTCATCCCACAGTTTCGCAAAGGTTTCACTGTCCTTCTTCCAGCGATAGGCCGTGTCACGCGAGATCTCCGCTTTATCACAGGCAAGAGATACATTTGGGTCAAGAGCAAGTGATGTCAAAAAGGCCGCCTTTGCTTGTTTGCGCTCTTCCGCATTCATGTCCACCTCAATGCACGCGTAGGGGTGTCAGATTGTAAGAACGCCTTACGATAACCCCAGCAATACAAAGATCATCGCTGCTCACATCTTGCACTCAGCTTTCATTGTGACGACCGGTTGAACTCACGTACTAACTCTACAGAAAGTATAACATATCACAGTGACATACTCAATGATTGAATATATCAAATACGGATAGAGCAGGGAGGCAGCAAAAAGCTCTCAGGTTGGTCGCTGAGAGCTGAGGGGGATGAGGCGCTTGCAAACGCTAACGCGCATTGTTGGGCAATGACCCAGTGCTAAATACATGGTAGTTTCAATCGCCGACGCGATCTCTACGTTCAGTATAACTCACTCGCCATCGCCGGGAAACGTAGCCGAGTCACAATCTCGACACCTTGTAGAACGGTGGTTCTACCCACTCTCACCCGGCCATGATACCAATCCGACCCAGGCAACTCAAGCAAATCGACATAGGTGCGTAGCCATCCTTCGCTAGATATCGTTTCAC